CCTTGACCTGTATGCGATAGTGTAATCGCACCATTTGTTAGGTTGGTAATTGTATTTGCCTGTGTGCCACCAGCTGCTGGCTCAGTGAAAACTCTACCTGTAAAATCTGATGTAGTTGCTTGTCCTGCATCGTTGGCCCATGTGAACGTGGTAAGATCGCCGGGACCTCCTAGATTTGACCATTGCAGTCTTATTGGATAAAATTGGCCTGCTGTTAGCGCAACAGAAAAAGTTCCTGTATGCGATGTAAAGTAATCACTATAGGCATTGGCATTAATATTAGTATATCCTGCTATAGCATAATTACCTAGCCAGATATATGCTTTCTCGTCGGCAAATATTGTGAATGTATATGTGGCTGTTGTTGGCGCTAGAAAGAATCCGGTATATAAAAAACTAAAAGGAGTAGTACTACTAGGACTTGTAAAACTGTCAACTCCTTGGATAATGCCTGCTGTGAGTACATTAGATTCAACTGGCGTTTTACCAGCAAACCATTGTGAATCTAGATCAGCATAGCCTGCATATTTCAGTCTTGTTAGACCAATAGTTGACGTTTTCTTTATGGAAATATCATCTATTCTAATAACACCGCTGGCAGAAGATACAATTAAATTGTCATTGCTCTGTAGTGTTGAAATAGTGTTGGGGTTACTAAACTGTACTTGATCACTGATGACTAAATTCTGTGTTGTTACAGCATCAGCACCGTTCATGTCATAAAGATAAAGATCTCTCCATCTCTTAACTGCTGTACCAAAATCGTAAGTATTTGTTAGTCCAGGCAAAATACTCTGTGTAAAATCAGGAGCAATCGCAATGGTATCTACAGGACTATCACCTATGATAAATTGCCCATCTAAGCTAACATTGCCTGTTGATTGAATATTTCCAACAACTGCTAGATTACCGGCAATGTCTGTGCTGGCCAGTATATCAACCTTGCCTGTGCCACTGGTATCTAATGTGATATCTGAATTAGTGTCTAGTCCTCTAATTCTATTATCCTTGATTTCAAATTCAGGCGTTAGTACCTTGCCGTACTGCACCACAGCATCCGCTCCGGTAGGTGAAATAATGATAGGACCCACAGTGGATGTCACTGTGCCGGAAGTATTTAAGATTATGTTGTCTATGGTTGCAGCAGTACCAGTTACCAGCATGTTTGTGCTGATTCTAGACGATCCAGTGATGTCTAGGGCTTCTGTAGGAGGATTGGTATTGATACCAATCCTAGCATTGTTGACATCTAGATACAGCAGATCGGCATCTACCGGACCGTTTCTAAAAGTTAGGGGCGTGCCGTTTCTAACAAGATTGTCTGACAGCAGCTTGCCGCTGATCCTACCAAGTTGTGCTACAAACGGTTCTGACATTGGTTCGCTCCAGTGATCTTAGTCAGCGTAGCCAAAGTATATGGTTATATATTTGTCTAAGGGTACTGAACTGGTAAAAACAATATGGGTATTACCCGATCCAAGATAGTTGTTCACAAGGTTATAGTTGGTTGTGGAAATTTGAAATACGTTTTCCACAAATACCAAAATGTTATTGTCACTGTTTGGTATTTTTGTTAGGGGACCAAATGTGGTTTCTACATTATTACCAGGACCCAGTGTTTGCTTGGTAATAGCAGTGGCTCCTGGAGCTCTGACCACTTCCCACACTCCGTCGATATAGGCTTCAATGGAATTGGTAGTAGTATTGTATCTCATAAATCCATTGGCAGCACCTGTGGTTCTAACACCGCTGAGTTGTGGGCGCTGTGCCGTGGTTCCTTTAGGCAATCTAAGCCCTCCAGTAAGCTGCATGACTGCACGACCAAAATGGTTGGTAAACAGTGATTGGTCACTGGGACTGTACTTGCTCAACGTTTTTTGTTTTAGGAATCTCATACTGGTAGTGCGCTCACTGTGATACTTAATAGATTGCCCACGCTGGCAGTGGCACGTATTTGATCGTTACCGTAACTGCTGCTGCCCCGCAATACCACACGCTCATCGCTAAAAAACACAGTTTCTCCTGCAGGTACAATTAGATTTTTAACAATGGTATTAGTATCAGAACTTACTCCACCTGCTGCTACTAGATTTAATGTTAAGGTGCAACTGTTGACAGTTTCGTCTGTTAAGTTAGGTGTTCCTGTATTACAAACTATGATATTTGTAATAGCATTATCTTGTGCAACTACAGCGCCGCCAACTGGGGCTCCTGTACTAGTACTTGTAAACACTAGTGTATCTCCTGAAGTTGTTAGTCGTGTGCTGTATATCATTTTTTATTATCTCTTAAAATATCATGCTAAAAACAAGAGCCTTGCTCTTGCTTATCAATTCGTCATTCTTAACAGTGTTTCTAAAATAGACACCTGTGCTGCCAGCGCCAACTGTTCCACCGTAAACCAAACTGGCGTTGGTCACTGCTGCCGGAGTTGTGCCAGGATTATCCAATTGTAGGGCATAGGTTATTTGAACCTTGCCGGTGCCGTTGGTTTCTAATTTGATATTGCCGTTGGTGTTGACTGTTTGTAGCACAGTGGCATCAGGAATGCCAGGAGTATCAGGTGTAGGATCTTCTAGAAAGAAATTAATGCCTGCGAGCTGCACCCTGTTGCGGAAAAATTGCGCCACAATGTTATCATCTACAGCCAAACCTATAACACTTTCTGTTGGCTGTGCAAAATAAGGGCCAATTGGAAATAGTCCTGGATCAATGGGATTGCTGATGTCAAATGCTGCGGCTCTGGTATCCCCTCTTAGAATCTGGAAAGTAGGATTGGTTTGAATTGCATCATCTACGTATTTCTTGTTAGGTACGTCGTCGTCATCGGTAACCTGTAGTTCGTATGCTGTTGTTCCAGTTACTTTAACAACTCCGGTACCAGTGCCTATCAATGTTAAATCGCCGCTGTCTGTGTCAGGATTGGTAAGAATTTCTTTTACTCTCAGACGGCTGGAAGCATAACCGGCTCCCTGTTTTAAATTCCAGGAGTCGTCGTTGTCGTCCCACAAAAATGACACTGACTCTAACGACCCTCGATCAACTTCAATGCCTGAATATCTAAGAGTGACCCCACTACCTGTTTCACCGTAGTTTAGAGTTATGATGTTGTCTTGGACATTTAGGTTTTCAACAGAAACGTTTAGCGTGTCGCCTTCAACAAGCAAATTACCAGTAACGCGAGTGGTGCCGACACCAGGACCGGTATCCAGCGTGATAACAGCGCCTTCACCGGATTTGATATTATAGTCACCGCTTACTTGTACAAACTGTCCCATGTATGCTTCCTAGATTATAGAGCTGTTAGAACAATGTAGTCTGCAGATGAATCGTTTTCTAGAAACCAAGTGTAGCGATTACCACTGTAATCTGTGGCCACACGCTTGGTTAATTTAGCAATAGATACCAAGTTAGCCGTAACTTGAGCTCCTTGACCGCTGCCTCCTGAATTATAACCTTGAATACTGACTTCTCCTTCTGCTGCTGGAGTACCGCTGACTAGGGTGCAAGCAGTGGTCACGGTAGGTGTTCCAATTCTAGCTATTCTGTATCTTTTTCCACCTATCTGTTTAATGATGATACCGTCTGTTCTTAGAGCTGTACCGTCATGAAATCGTACGGTGATACCTGTGGCTGTGAGTAGTGGGGTGTTGATAACATCTACACCATTTTGATCTTTCTTTAATGGACGTCCCATTTGTTTCTCCTTATGTTGACGTTCTAGGTCTACGCGGCGGGTACCGCATAACTAACTTAGATACTTTATTTATCCGCGGCTGAGTAGACTCATGAGTTCCATTTTTTCCACCGTGGCTAATACGCTATTCATAGCATCAATTTCACGTTGTGCTTTTTCCAAGTAGCTGCGATTTTTGGTCTGTCTGTGCATAACCATTATCTTGCTGTGTGCTTGTATATGTTGATCTATAATTTTTTCTATGTTGCGCACATCATGATCAAACATAGGGAATCTCCGGCGCCATTCTGCAAATTGGGGTCTTAATAACACAAAATCATTTTCATTGTTCAACTGCATGTGATATTTAAGTCAAACAAAAAGGCTCCGAAGAGCCTTTTTGAATTTGTTACAGGTGTATATAAATCTAAAATTAGATAAAAGTTACACCAGCAATTGTTACCTGACCTAGGTAGTCTGCTGCATTACCAAGCGATGAAGCAGTATTTGTTAACTCAACATAACCATATCTAGTCATGAAAGAAACAACTGGTTCAAATGTAGCTGGGTCTAGAACAACACCACTGCTCATCAATGGAATGTATGGGCAATAGAATGCTGCTGCATCAGATTCGCTAGAACCTTTATAACCAACAACAATTGCGCTGTTATCAGCAGCATATGTGTTTACATACACTTTCATTGCGCTGTTCAAAGTACCAACAAACTTGGTGTTTGTAGGTGCTTCGAATGTGCCTTCTGTTGTTCTTGCGAACGCAGAAGTTGTAGCACTTTGAAGAATTGTCAATGCCTGTGGGCTAACAACTGCCCAGTTACCAGCACCGCGACGTGTACGCTGAGCGATCACGTTAGCAACACGGTTGATACCGACTGCCAATGCGGCATGCTCGTCACCAACGAATGTAGCAACACCAGATACGCCACCTTGATTGTATGCGTGGGTGTTACCTGCTGAAGCAGCTAAAGTACCTAGGCTACGTAGAACTTCTTGGTCAATCTCAGCTGTGATCTCTTGTGCAAGAGCAGCCATGATTTCTGCTTCGATGTCAATACCTTGTTGGGCTTGTGCATCTTGTGCAGCTTCGAATGTCCAGCGAGCTGACAATTTACGTGTCTTGGCTTCAACTGTTTGCTTCAAGATTTGGATGCTTAGTCTGTTACCAGCAACACCTTCTTTGGCAGCTGTTGCATCAGCTACACCGTTGGTATTACCAGAATAGCCTTCAGCAATCTTGAATGGGCTTAGTGCTTCTTCACCAGCTGTGGTACTGTCACCTGTGGCGCCAGTGAATGTATCACTATAGCGAACACGTAGTGTATGTATTTGACCAACTGGGCCAGTCATTGGTTGTACACCTACTAACTCGTTAGCAATAACGGTAGGCAGTACACGTCTGATCACTGGAAGGATCACACGATTTAGGGTTGCAACGTTGCCAGCGGATGTAGCTCCAGCTGTGGCACTCTCTGCCAAATACTTGCGGGTATTCTCTAGAGTAGTTGCCATTACTGAACGCTTGTTACCTTGAAGACCTTCTAAAAGCGCTTCTTTGGTTTCCGACCAGCGTGACTCGAGTAATTGTGACATTATAGTTCTCCTTAAACTTTTAGTCCCGCAAGCCTGCGGATGTCAAAAATTTCAGCAGATTTTTCTTCTCTGCTAAAAGATTGTGCCTGATTTTTATCGCCTGTAATTTCTTTGCCTTCTGTCAACGCTTTCTTGACTGGAGCATTGCTACCGTTCATCACTGAAGGTAGATACTTGTCATAAGCGGTGTATAGTTTTTCTGTCTGAACCGATTCAAGTAATTCTTTCATTACTTCACGTTTGTCTCCACCCAATGGTCCAAGCAATTCGCTCATAACTTCCTTGCGGTTCATTGTGTTTTGCGCAATACGTAATTCTTGTTCACGGTTTTCAACTAATTTCTGTGTTTCTGCAACAATTTTTGCTGCTTCTTCAAGTTCTTGCTCTTTTGTAGCAACTACTTTTAGAAGTTTAGCTGTTTCGCTCTTCTCATTGAGATGGCTTGCAGCATATTCGCTGGCGAAGCTTTCAAAAATTCTGCGACCAAAATCATTTCTGCGGGCAGCGTCGATGTCTTCGCGCAACTGTACCATTTCAGCTTTGAGTCCTTTAGAGACTGTTTCTTGAATGATAGTTGATGAACGAGCAATAAAATCTTTCTTTATCTGTTCAAACTTGGCTTTGCTTTCACGCACCAGTTTTACTTTGGTTTCAGCTAAGTCTTGCTTATCTGCATGGAATTCCGCGATTTCTTTCGCTAGTGCATCCACGATAAAAGATTCTAATTTACCAACGTTGTCAGCAACTGCTTTACGATCTTCATGTAGCTCTGCAAGTTCTTTACGCAAATTATTCAACACAAATGCTTCCATTGCTGTAGCATCTGATTTCATTTTTTGTGTATATTTTGTACGTGCATCGATAAGTCCTTGGCGGTCTTCGGCTAACTCTGATAGCTCTGCCTGTAGGCGGTCTGCTAGCATTGTTTCTACGGCTTCTACCATTGCTGACTTGTCGTGCTCATACTTTTGTGCAAATTCTTCACGTAGTGTGGCAGTGACTTCATCACGATTTTCTTGAATTCTACTTTGCCAAGCTGATTCAATTTCCGATTTGACTTCTTCGGAAATCACATTGTTCTCAAACAATTGTTTAACAATATCTAGCATGTGATTCTCCTACTGTTATTTGAGACCTCTGATGATTTTCACCAGACTCTCTGCTAAGTATTTCTGTGCCTTGGGGTCGCCTTGTACTTCTTTTGCCATTGTAAATGCCTTAAATCCACCTGTAGTATTCATCAAGTGTTCGTATACTGGAGTTGGGTAAGCTCCCGGGGCGCTAGGTTGTGCTACAATATCAACCGTGATAATTTCAAAACCTTGAACGTTACCACTGCCGTCTACTTCACCGGAACCTCTACTCGATACACCCAACTTCACTCCCGACTCTAACATGGTCTGCACTAGCTGACCCATTGGAGTAGGGATTATTTTAAGTTTTCCGTAGCCGTTAGGACCATCCATCCACATCTTGGTAATCATATGACTAACACGATCTAGATTGATTTTTAAATCCTGAGGATGATCTAACTCTCCGCAAACTGAATAT